AGAAAATCTAAATTTTGTTATCAGTTCATAAGTTTATTGGTAGCTATAGCCTACGCGCGAACAACCCACGGATGGCTGGCGGCAAAGGACCCGGCAAACTGACCACCATCCATTTCGAGCGCTAGCGGGCAGAGGCGACGGCCTTGTCCAGGGCTGAGACGAGGTACGTGCTGAAGACACGGTTAATGGTCGCCTCACCAATGGTGGCCATGGGGAACAGCGGCTTGTAGCGGGCGCGGTGGTTGAGGGCAACGAAGTATGGAAATAGCTGGCCTTTGCTGCGGCGGTAGATCCCGAACGGTCGATCGCCGCCCTTGGGGTAACCGACGAAGAACGTACCGTTGCCTTTGGTGTTAAGACCGGCGCTGATGCGTCGGATGGTGGCTAGCGAGATATCTCCATTGGCGTTGGTTCTGACCAAGCTGGTGGGTACTAGCTGTGTATCGGCTGGCGGGCGGCGTGTGCCGACGACCTCGGATAGGAACTTGCGTTCAAAGCCTTTGCTGATCCGTTCACCGCCTTGGATTTCAAACCGCAAATATCGAGCGCGGTCATAACCCTTGTTTGCTTCTGCATAGACCGAAGCTGTGAGATCGGTCTTGTTGGATTTCTGAACGTAAAAGGCAGTCTGGGTGAATTGGTTAGGTGTTTTGAAATATGAGCCTGTTGCGGTGTTGAGATCCTCCCGCATGTCGAATGCTGTGTTGTTAAGCGCCAGGCTTGTGGCATAGGGCAGCTGGTCGCTGAGCGTCTTTGTCCAGGCGATCGCCTTGGGAAGAGAGGACTGGAGATCGACGTTGATGGTTGCCATGCGCGGATGGTAGGGCGCAGCGCTGTGGGTGGCCAGGGCGAAGGCGGGAGCTAGCGGTAGGCCAGCTGTTCGCCGTGTTCAAACCGTGCTGATAGAGCTGCGGTGATAGCAAAAGGCTGTTCTCTGTTGCAAGGGTAATCAAAAGGGCATGGAAAAATTCCACGACCACCACTGTGCGCATAGAAGCGACCTTCGTCCAAATGGTATTCACATGAGTCAAAAGGGGAATAGTCCATCACGCGCACCACGGTGCCGTCTTCAAGTTTTTTCTCATAGTTGTGGTTGGAATGATCAGGCTCGATGGCAAAGTAAGAAAGATCTTGAGGCTGGCCGATCAAAAGCAAAACGGGCTTGTCGGTGGCATTGGCAAGGTCATGCGCCTTGTGCAGTTCATCCAAGATGAAGCGATCACCCTTGACCTCAGCCCACATGTCTACCTGCGGCAAAAAGAAATCAGGAAGATATTTACCACTGCGCAATTCAAAGCCTTCTAATTCGTATTCCCATTTGATCTGGTATTCGGTGAATGCAACCGCCCAGCGCGCTTCGGTGCGGCTGCGAAAACGGCGGCCATATGCCTTGGTCTGAATTGGGTTCATTTGAGGTCCAGTTGGAGTGGATCGAAAGGAGCGTAGCGCCCCGAAGGCAAATATCGTTGCAATGACTGGGTTTCGAAGGCAAACCGGTTTCTTCCGAAGGCAAGTCGAAGGCAAAAACCCTTGCTACGACTAGGGCGAAGGCAAAACAGCCAAAAATCGATTTCTTCTTTACACGTAAGAGACACCCCCTATATGGGGGTCAATACCCCCTCGCGTGGTGTTCGATTTGATTTTTAGGGTATTTGCCTTCGGTCTAGTGTTTGCAAGGGGTTTTGCCTTCGATTTTGCCTTCGGTTTGCCTTCGCCCCGAAGGCAATTTGCCTTCGGAATCACCGTTCCCATGTTTTTGGCAGCTTGAGGCCGTGGAGCATGACGGTCCGACTTTCGGCGTCCTTTTCGGGTCGCAGGTCGGGGAAAATGGACTGCAAACGGGGCACCAGGAGGCGGGGCGCCTTGATGGTCGGGTCGTTGGAGGGGTCGATCACCCAGCGGTTGTTGACATCTTTGAAGCCTTCAGCGGCGTACCAATCGCATAATTTTTGCCAGACAATTGCATGGGGTTCGGAATGATTGGCATCCCATTCGAGACCGACCTCATCGCAAAAGTCCCACAGGTGGCAACCCTTGCGGCGCACCGACCGCATGGCCTCCTTGCCGGAGTCGTAATCGATGCCATATTCAACGGCCAGCTTTAGACCTTCCAGAAGCCAATTGAGAAATGCTGGGCATATATGTTTCTGGATGAAATGCGGGTCGTCTTTTAATCGCGGGTCGGCCTTTAAGTGATCAGCGCGTGTGGGCTTTGTGAGGAATGTCTTGCGGAATTGAAAAACATGAAAGCGTGTTTCAATTGCCGCTTGTTCACCTGTAAGCGATGGTTCCTTGTTCAAATTAAAAACAAATAAGGCATTGGGAACAAATGTCGCCTCTTGAACGCCTTTAATTTCCCAGGCTAATTCCTCACCAGAAATGGCGCTTTTAAGTGCCTGCAATGAATCGATGTGCACGAATTGGCTGTTCTCTGAAGACCAGTTGATTGCGGCGTCACGTAGGGGCGCAATTGGGAATTTGCGGCCTTGGTCGTATTGGCGGAAATCAGCGAGGGTGCATGAGCTGAAATTGCGAGCACCAAGGGTGTCGCGTAGTGCGGTGCGGATGGTGTCCTTGCCATTGGAGCCGCCACCAATCATGAGCAAGGCACGCGGCCGGCCGCGAACAGAGCGGTATTTGGCAAGGTCCAGGCCTGAACCAAGGATGCGCTGAAGCGTGTCGATGTCCGTGGGTTCGACAGCGGCTAGGAGGCGCTCAAGCTGCTCGGTGTTGGCCTCAGGGTCGTAGTCGTAATCGGTGATGTAGGTGCAGCAGAATTTGGGGTCATGGGGTAGAAGCCGCCAAGTGAGCGTGTTGCCATCCCAATTCCATTCGACAACGCCGTTGCGGCAATTGATGGCGTTGTGGGGGTTGATCTCGGTGTTGCCGAGCTTGGCGCGCACCCAGGCAAGCGATTCGGCCACGTAACGCGGCCGCGCCCATGGATGGATGGGATCTGCATTTTGGCGTTCGACGTACTCCAGTTGCGCCAGAAAGTTGGCAATCTGGGGCGTCAGCGTTTCATCGGGCTGCTGTTCGTAATGGGTGCCGGTCCATTTATAGAGGACGTTGTTGGAGCAAATCCAATGGGTGGATAGGCAACCAAAAACAGCTTTTTCTACCTCGGGTAAATAATCGGCATTTTTGGAATTGAAACGGGTGGAGACGACCTCGCTGATCTCACCGGTTTGGGCATCGATGAGCTTTGTACGCTTGATGCGTTTGACGGCAAGTGTTGGGCGCCAGCCGTATTCATGCGCCCAATACCAGAAGGTGCCGGCCTTGACCTGTTCACCACCAGATGCTGCCACCTGGGCGATGCCCTGCCACTGCGGACTGTGGGCTTGCATCATGGCTATGGCTTGATCCGTTGTGCCACCGGCTTCGATGGTGGCTGCAACGAGTCCCCAGAGGATGTTCCGGTACATCGCGTACGTGTTGGAACCAGGCACGCGAGGCGGGATAAATCCAAGGGCTTCGCGGATTTCGTTAATGCTGTGCTTGCTGTGATCGTTGAAGCGTTGAGCTTTGGTGATGTGGTCGTAGGTGTCTTCGTCCGGTAGGCAGTTTTCTATGTCTGTGACGCTGTAGAGCTGATCGGATTGATGGATGATGGATGTTTGAGCGCCAAGGGTGCCATCTGCATTGACGTGATAGGTGCCGGGAAGGCGCATCACGCGGGATGGGTTTTTTAGGGCGCGGTCAGCATCGGCGTGTTCGAGAAGCCGGGTTTGGACGATCTTCCAGTGCTGCGGCGTGATCGGATCAGCCAGCACCCAGTAGTTGTGGATGGATTTGCCGCCGGTATCGACTTGCAGGGTTGGCTCTGGCAGGCCGAGATTTTCCCAGGCGTTGATTTGCCATTCCTTGGGGCGATCATCCCATTCGCAAAAGAAAGCACGGCAGGCCGTGATTTCGGCGTCGGTGTCGCCGCCGTCGTTAATGACGACATAAACGCCGCGGCCTTCAGCTTGCCATTCTTCAACGGTGCGCCGTGATGGTGGCGCTTTGCGTCCTGAATCGTTGGCCTTGGCTGGATGAGCAGCGGGAAAAAAACCACGAAGGCGTGAAGTGCCTGGCGGTTTACCGAGAAGATGGAGAAACGTTCGAACAGCCTCGAAATTGGGCTGTTTGGTTAGATTGTTGCGTGCTTGCGGGTTGGAGCTGTGAGCCGCGGCCGGGATGCTTTCCGCATTGCCGGCCACCATATTTGCCGCCGTCATTCAGCTTGCTCCAGGATCTGCTGAGCTTCGGCGATGATCGCTGCCGCCTCGGGTGTGGTCATGCCGCGGTAGCGGACGTGAAAGTCGGTGTAAGCGGAAATGTGCTGGGCGAAATGGCGCGCTGATTCGATGCTTGGCCGCTTGGCTGGACCGAGGCAGCGGCGATAAAAAGCGATCAGGGGATCGTGCGAAGGCATGATGCTGCGTTTCTGCTGCGTAGTGCCGTCAGAGGGTGGCGGATGCGCCGTGGTCTGAGGCGTTGCATGTTGTAATTCGTAACGCGTCCGCAACAGAACGAGCGATGCCAGCTATGCCACCGGCCTTGGTGACGGCTTCAAGCCAGGCGCGCTGTGCTGGTGTGATGCGACCAGTGGGCGTCTTAATCTCGATGGCTGTGAAGACTGCGACGCGTTGGCCAACCATGTCCGGCGTGATCACCACCGAGCGCCAACCGACCAAATCAGACGAGCCACGAGCAAGACCAAATTGAATGGGACGGCCGGTTTTGGGATCGGGCAGCGTGCCGGTGTTATTGCGAAATAGTCGCAAGTGCGGATTGGTGCCAAGCGCCAAGCGGATGTGTTGCTGGAGATGAGTCTCCTCGTTAGCCATGGCGCGCACCGCGGGCGCTGTGAATGCGATACGCCCAACCGGGAGCGTAACCACGCTGTTTAGCAACTGCCAGCAATTGATCGAGTGAACGTGCGGCTGCTTGTTCGCGGCGTGAGCGTAGATATTCGGTGCGGGCTTCTTGGCGTTGCAGTTCACGCAGTTGGCCTTCGCGTTGTTCGATCTCGCGTGCGCTGGGCTGGGAGATGGTGCCGCAACATGGGCACACCGGCTGCGGCTTGAATGCGGCGAAGCAGACAGAGCAGGTGCGCACGGCTGGTGCTTGTACGGAAAATGTCCGGACATTTCGCTGACGACCTTCTAGCGAATGCTCGCGGTGATCATCAGGAAAACCGTGGCGGTGCACGTTGCCGACGTGATCAAGGATGATTGCGTGGCTTTTGCCAGGAGCAGGGCGCAGCACGCGACCAACCTGCTGAAGGTAGAGCGCTTCCGATTGCGTGGGGCGTAGCAGGATGGCAACGCCAGCAGCAGGCACATCGGTGCCCTCTGAGATCACATCGACGGAAACAAGCACGTCGAGTCGTTGAGCGCCGAGATCTGCGATGACCTGCTGGCGTTGCTCCGGCGGCGTCGAGCCAAAAAGTGTTGCTGCGCTGCAACCGCTGGCTTGAAATTGGAAAGCCACGGCTTCTGCATGTTTGATTGAAGAGCAAAACGCAATCGCCGGAATTCCTGGACAAATCCGCTTGTAATGATCGATTGCATTACCCGTGACGGTGGGTCGATTGAGGCGTTCTGAAACTTGACCAAGATCAAAGTCTCCGGCACGTGTCCGCAACTGTGAAAGATCCGCGACAACGGGAGGTGCGTAGATTTTCGCGGAAGTTAGGTAGCCGCGTTCTGTTAGGTCAGCGAGGGAAGGACCACAGACGAGATGATCGAAGCAATCGGAAAGGCCGCGGCCATCAAGTCGCTGGGGCGTGGCAGTAACGCCAAGACGACAGGCATCAGGCCAATGGTTGAGCACGCGTTCCCAAGAACCGGCGCTGGCGTGGTGGGCTTCATCGATGATGATCAGGTCAGGCGACCATTTGCACAGATCGAGACGACGGACGAGCGTTTGCACGCTGGCCACTTGGACGTTGGAAAGCGTGGTGCGGATGCCGGAGGCGATGATGCCGTGATCGATGCCGGCAGCAGTGAGCTTGATGGATGCTTGGCGGACCAGCTCACGGCGATGCACTAGGACGAGAACGCGATTGCCGCGTTCGGCGGCGCTGCGGGTGATCTCAGCAAAGATGATGGTTTTGCCGCCTCCGGTCGGGAGGACGAGGAGTGGCGCGCGTGCGCCAGAGCGAAAGGCAGCACGAAGGTCAGAGACTGCGCGGGATTGATAATCGCGGAGCGTGAGTTTCATGGATTGACCCTGAGGGGGCAAATCAGGGATAGGTGAATTCGTGAACGATTCGAAGGGCTTACGGCGGGAACAGGGATGACAGTTGAAGAATTGATACAGGCTGGCGGGAACTGGCGGGAACCCATCCTACACTGCGGGCGGTGCATAGATTCACGCTTGCCTATGAACAACGCCGAGTACCACGCCCACGCGGCGGTATCGAAAAGCCACCTTGATCAGATCGCCAAAAGCCCGCTGCATTATTGGTCGCGTTACCTCGACCCAAACCGCGAGGTGCCAGAACCTACAGCGGCCATGGCCATAGGCTCAGCTGTACACACGCACGTGCTGGAGCTGGACCAATGGGATGCCAACTATGTTGTGGCACCCGAGGGCATCAACAAGCTCACCAAGGCTGGCAAGGCCGAATGGGAAGCGTTTAAAGCGGCGGCCAATGGCCGTACAGTTCTGAGCCGCTCTGATGCCGACCTGGTGATGCGCATCGGCCAAGCGGTGCTCACGCATCCGGCGGCGGCTTTCTTGCTGAGCCGTCCGGGCAAAGCAGAGACCACGCACATGTGGACCGATGCGGAGACGGGCTTGAAGTGCAAGTGCCGGCCGGATTGGCTGACCAATGATGGCGACTTGGTGGTTGATCTCAAAACCACGCAGGACGCCAGCCCTGAAGAGTTCGCCAAATCCTGCGCGAAATTTCGTTACCACGTGCAAAGTGGATTTTATTGTTCAGGGTTGCACAAGGCCAACGGCGTGGAACCCAGCGAGTTCATCTTTATCGCGGTGGAAACCAAGCCACCGTTCGGGGTCGCCGTCTATGCGGCAAGCCCTGAGATGAAAGCCGCCGGCCGTCGTCGTTCGCAGCAAGACCTGGCAAAGCTTGCCGAATGCAAGGCAGCCAATAGCTGGCCGAGCTACAGCACCGACATTCAACCCTTAGACCTTCCGAAGTGGATCAATGACTGAATCAACTGCCCTAACCACGACCAGCGACTCTGGCAGCCTGACCTATTTGACCGACGCGGCTGCGTTCGATCACATCTGGCGGGTGAGCAAAGCGTTCTCGGCCAGCAAGATGGTGCCGACGCAATTTCAGGGCAAAGCGGAAGATTGTTTTGTTGC